TTTTAGTCTTTCTATTTTAGTATGTAGATTCTTATTCTCTATTTCTAATTCTTTAATCGTTGTGTACAAAGAATTATCGTGCATTTCTTTTTCGCTCAATGGCACATGACATCCGCTCATAACTAATCCTCTTAAAGCTAAACATTCAGCTAATGCACCTGACATCATTATCGTTTATCCATCCGTGCATGGCCAACATCTCTACAAAGGTCTAAATATCTTTGTTGAGCTTGTCTGTCTCTTGGGTTTCTATGGAATTCAGAAGCAGCCTTGGAAAGTTCTTTCTGTCCATCAAAACGCTCAGGCACATTTCCACCAGCTTGGCTCATACCAGGGGCTTGGCTGTTTAGTCTTTGATCTCTATCTTTCAATGCATCGCTCATAGCTTTGTCATCCCTTATTAGTTTGTTTAATACGACATCTCTAGCATACTCTGGAATATGTTTTGTTACGTAATCATTTATCAGAGTCAACTTATCTTCACCTATTGCCTTTCTCCGCTCTTCTAACTGAGCATGTTGTTGTTGAATCTTATCAGCCATATTGCGAGTAGTTAGCTCAAACTGTTCCTGAGTTAGTTTGGCATTCTTTGCAATATATTTGATCTCCTCAAAATCTTCGTTTCTCAAAGGAACGTCTTCAGGAATACTGTAATCCTCTGGAACCTTGTAACGTTCTAATTCCTTCTCTAGCTTTGCCTTTTCATTATAAGCACTTACTGAATTACCATAGGCCTTCTCTAGCTCTTCTACACTCTTAAACTTGTTAGCAAATAATCTACCTTCTACTCCAAGAGCTGATGTGACTATTGAATCAGAGTGAGTGGTCTGGGTATCTGTTTGGGTCGTCGGTGTATCTGCTTCGTTCGTCATTCAAATATTCCTCTAGTTTCAATTTTGTCCTACCAACATTCAAAGCTAAATCTCTCCAAGCTGCACGCTTACCGTCATACCATGCGTAGGTCTCTGGTATTGTATGCAATTGAGGCTCTTCAAACACAATAGCTTCTAGCATGTTCTTAATGTAATCACGGCCTTGTTCATTGGCCTCAAATAACATATAGGTATCACGTTCAAACTTATCAATGATACCCTTTTGGTACATTTCTTGTACTTTCTGGCTCATGTGGTTCCTTGATTAGAGTAGCTTTTATTTTTATTTCAGTGTCTGTTCTTTCGATAATTCCAATAGAAAAATGATCTTGAATATGTTCATTCAATCGGATAGTAAAGATTTTTTCTTCAACACCATCATTAACTAAGTCTTGAACTACCACACCGGTTAATATAGCTAGTATTTCAAACTCTCTCTCTGACATAACCATGTGATCGACTATTCCACTTAGTGATTAAGAATGTAATATTATCAGAATACATATGTAATCGGCAAGTGTCACAATAGATAAGAAATGTACTGTTTTCTATAGGTACTAGATTCTGAATTTGAACAGAATTGTTACAGAACGGGCAAGGTTTGAGGTTCTTCATTAAATCTGAACCTCAGGACGTGGTGGGAACTGTACTTGACCAGCTGTAGTGGAAGGAGAAGGCAACGCAGCTTGTTGGGCTTGTTCAGAGAACTGTTGTAGCATTTGGTTAACCTTTTCTTTAGCAGGAAATAACTTACTAGGTAGATTAAGCTTTTCATTTAAGAAATCTAAAGTCTCTGCTAGTTCTACTGAAGCCATAGCAACACCTTGACCAAAGAACTGTTGTTTGATCTGCATGTTGGTTACAAAGTGATTAAGGTCATCGTTCTTCTGTAGATCATACAATGGACTTTGGAAATCAAACCTAAACTTATCAGTCTTTATATCACCTATCGCTCTGTCTTTAGTCAATAATCTACGCTCAGCTAGTATCTTTGCAGAGACAGCAAATACTTGCTTTGGAAGTTCATTGATAAGCCTAGATATATCTGTAGAACTTGTACGCTGTGCACGATTCTCACGTACTGCAACCTCTGTAGCGCTTCTCACAGGACTATTGATTTCACCCAATGGATCTACCTGAAAGGCAATTCTAACGATGTCTTGAAGCTGTTGTATGTGTGGCAATGTGTCAGGATAACTTGGCATCTGTAAAGCTTCTAATGGATTTCTGCCATTAGGCTTTCTAGCAATCATTGAGCCTGCCCATTGTCTTACAGAATAAGGATTAAAGTATCTATCATCATCGTAGAACATAGGAGGATAAGCTTTGAATGCCTGAGCCTTACGATCATACTCTACAAGCCTATTCAAATCTCGTATCGTAGGAAGCATATCAATGCCTATACCGCGTCCATCAGACTCACCAGGACGTACCCTATCCCTATAGATAATTATTTGATTGTATGATCTCTCTGTCTCCCACAAGGGATAGAATGGATCTATTTCCAATATGGCATACAAGTAAAACTTCTCTTCATCACGCTTAATCTGACCATAATGCACGATTACAATTTCATTAGGAGATTCTTCCAATGCTGCTTTACGTGGTCCACGATAGTCTGGAAACGATTCTAAGACTTGTCGTCCAGTCATCTTGCACTGATACCAGCACGTGTTTAGAACATCATCTGTACTGTATTCGATGTATAAAGCGACTGCTGGTATAGATCTGAAGTATAGAGGGACATCATCAGAAATAGATTCCACCCACAAAGCGCCAGTTCCACCAACAAGATCAAGATTAGAACTTGAAACAACGCGCGCCAAATTACTGTGATTAAGGTAAAAAAGAATTCGCTCATTAACTTCATCCACCATAGGCTGAGCAGCTTCAATGGCTGCCTTTTCAAATAAATGAGGATCTAGTACGAGCTTACCCCATACTCGATCTTTAGGTAATAACAATGCATGTAGATCATTTGCCCTTTGGTAGGCTGCGAGCATCGCTGTATTGTCATACATCATGTAGGTATTAGGTTTACCATCGTCACGATAGTTCCACTTTACGTTAAACGCATCGCGATCAGGTATGACATAGAAGTATAAGTCTTTATATAGAGCAAGCCAACGATCTTTGTACATTTTAGTATCGTTATAACGATCCCATAACTTTTGAAAGTCCATTGTTATTCCTTAATGTCTGGGCATCTTAGGTATTTGTGGTTTACTAGGCTTAGATGGTTGTGCTGGTCTAAATACTTCTGGAGCCCATGATTCAGTATGAGACTTTAGAATAGCAAGCTTCTCTCTTGAAATAGCTGAACGCTTTTCTTCCAACTCAGCATTGGTTCTATCTATCTGCTGCTGATATTGGTTATTTAATTCTCTAGTTTCTCTATCGTCTTTCTTATTAAATCCCATTGTTTCTGCTCCAGACAGATAATACTTGATAGTTCCTTTTATTGTTATACTTTAGCAACTTTTTAATCAAATGGTAAGGATTAAAGGTGAAACCAATATCCACACCAGAAAAGTATCTGCATAACTCATTACAGCTTCTTACCCAAAATGGCTTCCAGGTTATCTTCTTTGGTTCATCAACGTGCACTACTATCATACCGATCAAAGACTCTATGACTTTAATATTACGCATGATCTTCAACGTACTCTTAGCTTTAATACGTCTAAAACTTATACCATGTTCTTCAAGTCCAAAGATGACAAAGTCTTGACCATCATAACAAATAATGTTGCAGTGCTTAATTCCCTTAGTAGAGAATATAGATTGAAAGCCATTTGTTTTATTATAGAACAGAAATATGGCTATCATTTTTTCTTCTTATGCTTCTTCTTTTCTTTTTCTTTCTCTTTTCGCTTTTCCATATTGGATTCCTTGGATTTGAATTTGTCTTTCACTGTATCTCTGGTTCTCATATTAGATTTCCATGTATTCTCTTAACGTAAGTATTCTTACCTGCTGAGTTCCATACCAATCTAGGATATAGTCTTGCAGTTAAAGCACGCTGTCTATTAACAAATTCACTGACGTATTTCATGTTATAGCCTTAACAGCCCACATGACTGCTTGTTCAAGATTAGTTTTAGCTAATGCCATACATCGTTTATCAACTGTAAAATTAATAGTATCTTCTTCAATACTAATAAGTTCTTTTAATAAATTTTCAGCTTTAGATTTAATTATATAAATTTCATCTCTTACAGATGGAAGTAATATATTATCTTCTTTTCTAAATACATCCGACATTATCTACCCCTCGCCATTCTGCTTGCCATACCAGCTGCTTTCTTAGCGCCTTTCATAACACGCTTAATGCCTACTTTCTTCACTACAGACTTAACCGCTCTAGCAACTTTCTTAGCTGCACCTTTATGTTTCATCTTCATAATATTCCCCTTGTTGATTACTGGATTATATTAACACACTGGATATTCATTTAGCCATAACGTTATATATGACTTAATTCCTTTGCATATGTCTTTAGAGACTTCTTTGTCAAACAAGTATGATGTAACCAATCCATGACATACAAAGTCCTTACAGTCATGCAAATGAACGTTAGCAGGCATTGGTTTGTATCCTGGCATACTATTCACTAAATTTATGATCCTATCATTGTCTGCTGTGACATATTTAAACCTACTATCAGGATTAACAAAACCATCAATACTATGAGCAGGACTTGCAATCGAGAAAATACCAACACGATCAGCGGGAAAATGCTCACGGTGAACAAGGTAAGCATATAACTGATTGGCATAATTATTACCCTGAGAATGTGCAATAATAAGTATGTAAACATTGTTCTTATCTCCTTTAAACTTATTGTTAAACTGATTAACAATATCGTCCAAATTCCTTCCAGGGAAATCATCCTTATACTTCTGCTTCATGAAATCTATTAAGTCACTCTTAATTAATCCATGAGTAGCGTTATACAACACGTTCCAAGTTATAGTATTTGATTCATAATTCATCAAATCTTCTAACTTCTCTAAATGAGCATTAGCATCATCAGCCGTGGTATTCACACCATTGATAAAGAAAATATACATCTTAGGCTCTATGGCATACAAAGAAACCGAATAAAACAATATGAGTAACATCACCAAGATATTCATTAGTAATCCTTAGCACGACACCTGTCGGCCAGTTCGTTTTTAGGGACATGCTTATGTGGTAACCCATCATGTCCAAATAATGATGAACAGGTGTTCATTATGTACTCTTTTCTTTCGCTGGTGTCCATCATCATATGCTCTATGGTTTTGAATATTTCATAATCATCACTACGTTCTAAACCAAGACACTTTAATGCTACTGAACTACTAACTATTAAACTTGATGCCTCTGCATAACTCTTGACTTTGTAATACAGTGCCTGTTGATTAGCTGCTATTTTCATTACAGCGTATTTAGAACTCTCTGTTAAGTTAGGAATAGCTGTCTCTATATACCTAAGTATATCATCTCTAATACCTAAATTGTTGGTTACTTTTCCTACAAGATGACTAATTGATGACGCATTAGCATTGAAGCTAAACAAAAAAATAACGAGCGATATGAATATTCGCATTGATAATATCTCCTAGTAAGGTAGGAGTTTATCATCTGAGGAATAAATGATCAATTAAGGATTGGCAATCGGCCAGAATTGCACTGGCTATGGTAATGCGTTTTAGGGGAACATGCCCCACGGAGCCTAGCATATGTTGATTGCTCAACCTACGGTCATTACGTTGCCCCATTGCGTGCACTGTCCACGCCGCGATTGCCATAAACTTTTGCTCCTCTATATAATCACTTATATAGTTTAACGGGCGAGCCACCCGAGCCTTTTGTCTCACCAAAGACACCTCTACGGATTCGAACCGTACTCCCGTCTCACCGACCTCTGCTATTGAGTTGGAGTTTAACCAACCTTCATAAATATCACTTTTACAAATAATATCTATGAAAACTGGCGCCCTATCTTTCCTCTGCTTACATAACAGCATCATTCCGCCTTTCTAACTCGAGTAATTGAAGGCACGGACACCTTGTAGCTGTTAGGACATTAGTATTGTCGGGCATTAACTATTAACTAATTTGTTTCAATACTTTAAAAGCTTTCTCTATCATTTCTTCTTTTGAGATAGGACAATCTTTGATCTCATATAAAGCTTGTCTTGCTAATATTAACTTATATTCTACTGATAACTCTTCACTCATACGATATACCAATCATTAGCTTCTAAATCAGATATATCCAATTCAGTAGAATCAATATCCCCTATTTTTATATACCCACTTGAATCACCATATGCACCTTCTACCCAATTTCTTCTAGTTAGCTTATAACCAGCAAACAAATGCCTCATAGCTTCTTTAGCTGACATGTACACACGATTATCTGTAAGTCTTTGTGTTGACAGTACATGCTTTGTTAATCTTTCTAGTTCTTCTATTCTTTGACGATGATTATCAAAATAACCTTTGTCTAATTCTCCATATCTTTCCATATCCTTACGAAGATCAATAACCAATTGATTAACATAGGTTATGCGTTCTTTGTCATGTTCTTGTTGTTTAGTAAATAGAACCCACTTAGTTTCTAATTCTGATAAACGCGCACATAGTTGTACTAATATGTCACTCATTTCTCTAACTTCTCCACCTTATCATTCAAACCTTTAACCTGATCAATAAGCTGTTTGATGACCAAACTATCTCTGTGTGTCTTAATAGTATTAGTAATGATTTGACCTTGCTCAGGGGTTATAGATCCATCGCCTATAAGCCTTATGACATCTTCACCTAACCTAAAGAGATCTTCTTCTTTAACGGTATCAGGCAAGCTAAATTGTACTGCTAAGTCTTTAACGCCTGGAAATAGTCTCTCTGCAAGGAATAACAAACACTTTGTATCACCTGCAAAAGCATTGTCTATGACAAGCTGACATATCTCCATTCTTCTAGGCATGACACCAGTCATGAATAGCTCTGTCTTATAAGAACTTCCCCTTGGTCTGCCTACTGGATTTGGTACACCTTTTTGAAATGTCAATTTATGACACCTTTTGTTAAATGTTTACAAATTATGAACATCACTCTCAAGAAATTATTTTAACATCAATTAACATAGTAATCAAATGCTATCAAACACCTATTGACAAACTGACTTAATATGATTACAATATTAATCACTAACTAACACAACGGAGACTAAAACATGAAAAAACAAACTACCTTAACCGCTTCAGAAATCGAATACATACACACCTGCTGGACACAAATGTATAACCAAGCATATCCAAACTTTATTGACTATTTAAACATATGCATACGCACAAAAGAAGTATGTGGCTCTGTATATAATTAGTTAATCCCTAAAGCCTATTCCCAGAGTGGGCTTTGTGGTAACAACTAAAGGAGACTTACCATGGACTGGTTCATTGAAACGTTACTGATCGTAGGATTGATATTCATATCTGCATATTCTATCAAAGTTAATCAAGAAGCTGTACAGGCTATGAATACCATGAATAAACAAATACAAATGATGTTCGTTAAATCTTAGGAGACTAAAATGAAATTTACTGAAGAAAGACTAAAACTTCAATTAGCAATTAATTGGGCTAGATATGATAGAGGACAAATAGAATACTTTGAATACTGCCGTAGATGTGACATGACATGGGCTAAATATTTTAGAGATAACTTAACCAAGTAAGGAGATTAAACATGTGGATGATAATAGCCGACATAGAAAAAG